ATCAAATGTATATTCTAATTGTCCATAGATTTCGTTTGTAGCTTGAAAAAAAACTTTGTTAGGAGTGTCTTCGTCTTGTTTGTATGTTAGCTTTAATTTTTTCTTTGTTAAATCAGGTAAAAATATAAGTTGTTGTTCTACATTTTTAGCAAGTTTAGTTGACCAATCTTTTTCAATTCCGTTATCATACCATTCATCACGTTGAACTAATATAAGTTCATTAGGTTGGTTCGTGTTCGGATATGCGTAAAGATTGTACATCTGAAATATTGCTTTAACAAAATCAGATTGTTTAATCTTTTGTGGTATGTATTCATTCACCACTTGAACCCCATTAAGAACTTGAATATTATTTGTGGGTACAATTGACACTTGAAGCGAAGTAAAATCTACTTGTGGGTTAACTTGAACTGCTGACAAACCTGTATTTAGCCATCTTGGTGGATTTGTTATTCCGTTAGCTTGTTGTTGTGCAATTGGAATTGTAGCCAACACGCCTACTTGTATTTCTAAAATATCAGTTGATGTAACACTTTCTGGAAAAGGTAAAGAAGAAGTACCCGAAGCATTTAATAAACTCGTTGTGCCTGTTCCTAATGGATTCATTGTAGAACCTACATAAGTTACAATATCTGCTCCAAAAGCATAAGCACCCGCTGAAACACCATTTTTTATTACTCTAAAAATAACACGATATTCTAAATTCGCGTCAACATAACTTTGAATAAATTGATTAAATACAAGTAATTCAGCATTTGCACCACTTGTATTATCTAAATAGATTTCATATTCATATGTAAAATTGAATATATACGTTTGACTTTGATTTACATCCGTGTTAAATGGTACGTCATAAACTCCCGTTGCAGGATTGAATATATTTTGTACATCAAGCGTTTCTGTCCAAGTAGTAATTGTTTGTAAAAACCAACTATTTAAACCCGCTATAGGTTGAACGTAACTTGTTGTATAAGTTGTTTCGGCTTTTACTTCATAATCGCTATAATCAAAGTTATTTACATCGCCATTATAAGGAATTAATAACTTATTGAATTGTGCAGATTGCAATCCACTCCATTGATATGTAAATCCTGCGTTTTGGAATATCCTATCAAAATAAGACTTTGCATAAATAGCAGGTTTAAAATGGTTAATTGTATAATTTGCCGTGTCATTATACGGCATTAAATATTTATAATGGTCACTTTGTGTGTGCGCCCAACTATCGGTTATTGCAGTAATGCTAAAATCGTGATTACAATCACTGAAATCTAAATTAGTTAATTCTAAGTTCGTAATCTTTGTGTAAAACTCCGCTTGTGAATCACGAATTAAAACTTCATATTCTACGCCTTGTTCATAAGCATCGGTTAATTGCGTCTTTTTAACATTTACTAATTGAAGTAAAGCATCCGTGACAATAGGAATTCCATTTTGTAGAATCGTGCATTTTGTCAACTTGTTAATGTCAAAAGTTCCCGCACCTATATTAACATCATAGTAGTTGTTTAAAAGAAGATTATTGTTCTTTGTACCACTTAGTGTTATCGTCTTTGAGAAAGTTCCTTTACGCTGCGTTAAATCGCGTATATCACCAACTTGAAAGTTAAGCGGTAAGTTCGTGCCTTCTTTTACGTCTAAATAACCTGTTTCAATTTGTATTCTAACCATTTACGTTATCTTGATTTGCTAATCTTACCGAAATAGAATGCTTAATTAAATTCTTGTTTCTTTGTTGGAATACTTCGTAGTTCGTGTTTGTGATAATTACGGGTTGGTATTGCGTACTTTCGGGAATTCTTAAAGGACAACCGCTTTCATCTTCAGGATAAAGCCAGTTTTCCGTATTCGTATAAGATGCTAATTTTAAGTAAACTTGTGGCGATGTAATTAATTCTTCGAAATATCGGTTCATTTCTTCAGACATCCAATTCGTGTTTAAATCAATCGTCTTTTTGATATTAATATTAAACGATTTAAATCCGTCTTCTATTGTGTCATACGTCCATTGGTCACTTTCACTAACATATCCTGTAACGTCTTTATTATACTCATCACGTGATACTTCACCACGTTCGTAGTTTTTAAGTTGAAAAGCAAATGAACTAAACGAACCTAACCTATCTAAAAATAAACAATGATACTCAGATATTTGAACTCTCGTATCTAAGTTAATACGATAAGTTAATGACCTTTCAGCAGGTGTTCCCGTGTTTGCATTTGAATAGTAAATTTCATAGTACGTTGTGTCAGTTTTTATCATTGGCAACGTTGCTGCACCTATTGGAGTTAACACCCCGTAGTTATTTGCACCTACTGCAATTTGATTTATTATATCAGTTCCCGAAATTGTTTTGTAAAAATATTCTCCGTTTGAATTCTTGAAGATTAAATAATCGGGTGAACCACTTGGATTTAATGCGTTTAGATAAATGTCTTGACCTAACGTACTATAAAACGTTGTAGGTTGATTTGTTAGTAATCGTTTCGTGTTTGCGTTTAAAGTGAAATCAAGATAGTTATATGTCGGAAAATCTAACCATCGAAACACCCCATTAAAAACACCTTTGGTTAATATGATTAATGAATTGTAAGTTTTTCTATTGTCAGCATATGTAATAACTCCATCTATAGCTGCATTCGTTACTAAAGACCAAAGAGAATTAACTACGAGATATGTACTCGTTGCACTTAACACGGTAAACAAACCTTCTAAGTATGGATTTGCTACTCCATTATCCGCTTGTTTAATGTTTATTTTATCACCCGCTACAAATGTATTTGTTACATTGATTCGAACATTACCCGAACTATCGACTAAAGTAGATGTATATGGTACACGTGTCGTGTATTCTTCGCCCATATCTACCTTATAAGTAAACACGGAATTAGGCGCGTTATAAAAATTTGTTGAAGTAGTATCTAAATCAAAAGACACATAATTACTTAATAGCTTCGATAAATCTTGTTCACCATAACCCGTTCCGTAATTTGGTAAAACACGATATTCAGCGATAACATTATCTGCTACATCTTTGATTATAAAGACGTATCGAAAGCCATCGTAGTTTTTAATATCAGAATCTATAATCCATTTTATAGGATTGTATGCAGGTGTTAGATTTTGCGTTCCCGCTATTATTGTTATCGCCATTTATTCTAAGTCAATTACTACTTCATAACCTTCTTGTTCATATGCTAATTTTGCGTATTTGTGCGCAGTGTCTAAACTTTGTTCTTCACTCGGTTCAATCGTTGCGTTTATGTTTCCACTTGGAATGTCAGTAAATACTGGTTTACCTTCTTCAAACGTTGCTCTACTTACAAATGTTGTTGTAGCAATTTCTAATGTAGTTCCGTTTGCACGACCTACAAACTCAATACGCCCATAAACTTCTGAAAGTTTTAAATCAGTTCCTGAAATTGTAATTGTTTTGTCTTGTTTTGCTTTAATAATTAGTGCCATCTTTTTTATTTTTATGCTAATAATCCTGTATTCCTTAATGCTTTTACTATCTGTTGTAAAGTGTAACCATCAAATGTATCGGTTGCCGTTATTGTAGTTCCTCCACCACCTACCAATGTTGCTGCTGCAACTGCTGTTGTTGGTTGTACTATTGGTGTTGCATTCCAAAATGCAAACTTTTGATTTGTTGCACTTGCTATTTTAGTACCTCCTCCCGTTCCAAAAAGAATATTACGAGAATCAGCTAATGTAATTGCATTTGAAAATATACCATTTAAAGTTACACCAGGACTTCCTGCGGCATCATTTAACTGCATTTCACAACCATTACCTGTCGTTCTAATATTTAAAAATGAAAGTCCTGACGTATTGAAAAACCTTGCTGCAAAATCACTACTATTACCTGCGTAAACGTGCAATGCTCCACCTGTGGATGTCATTCCCGAAAACCCACACACCATTCTTGTTCTAACATTAGCAACTCCATCACCTTGAACATCAAACAAGTTAGCAGTATTTGCAGAATTCCTAACTCTAAAACCTACATCAGTTGATAATGTTCCTTGTGACCTTACATCCAATGGAACACTTGTTGAAGGTGTTGCACCTATTCCAAGTCTTTTATTTGTATTGTCCCAAAATAAATTTGAATCTTGTTGCAATACATTACCCGCACCTTGAAATAATACGCGTCCAATTGTTCCTGAACTTATCGGACTTGTTCCTACTGCTAAACTACTTGTAACAACTTTATTTTTCCATAGTTGTGTTGCACTTTCATAAACAAGCGCATCATTATTAGCTAATGTCGCAGGGTCAATATAAACATTATGAAGTTCGTCTAACTCCCACCCGTTCATTATCTTAACATAGATTTTTCCGTGTACCGCGTGTGCGTATTCAACGTACCCGATTATTACGATGTGTGCGGTTGCTGCAGTTGGTTTAATGTTTGTAATTGCTCCCGCTACCGTAGAAGATAAATAAAGAACGTCACCATCTGCCCAAGTTTCGCTTTGTAAACTTCCCGTTGTATTTATGTCTTCGATTTGTCCAACCGTGATTATGAAACCTTCTTGATTCGTTGCAATTGTTTCAGTTACTAATCCTATCGTGTCGGCTGAATTATTATCATTATTAGCTTGTGCGTATGCAACGGCTAATCTTTGACCCTGTGCGCCCGAAACACGAACCGCAGTATAATTAGCTTTTGTTAATGTAGCATTCGGAGTGACCTTGTTAACCACACGAGCAACTAAATCAACACCATTTTTAAGAATTACCGAACCACCTTTTAAAGTTGTTTCAGAACTCCCAATCGTGTCATTCCATCGTGTCGTTCCTACTGCAGCCGTTCCCGTTGGTGAAACATCTAAAGTTAATTGACCTGCTTTTAATTCGTATTCTCCTAAATCTACATTTTGATTTGCGCCAGTGTATGGAACATAACCCGAACCACCACCACCCGTAGCGTTTATTATTTCTTGACCCGTGATTGATTTTGTTACGTAAGAACCACTTTGTAAAACGCTAACTTCTACTAAATCCGTAGCTTCTAAATCAGACCCTTTAGGGGTCATTTGACTAATCTTTTGTCTTTCTCGATATGCCATAACAATATTAAGTTTTTTCGTGTTTATGTTTAGAAGGCGAAGTAACTATCGTCAGTGTAATATTCTTGTCTAATATGAGTAACTGCGTAACGAATTGCATCCATAGCATCGTCAAATAATTTGATAGGTTCATCCGTGATTATATCGCCTACCTTTTTCCATTTGTAGTTATCGTATTCCTTTTTAATTTCTTTTGAATCTTCACAAAATACACCGAACGTTTTAATGTTATCTATTCCTTTTTTAACTACCTTATTCGCGTTTTGAACGTCAAACCCTGCGTTATTCATTTCTGCTATTATTTCGGGGCGTGAATAGTCGGCTAATATCGTTACGCTTTTTTCTACTCCTAACTGATTCATCTTGTCGATTAAGTTCGTTGTAGTTAAATAGCTTTCGTAAATTACCTTTTCTATGAAGATGTCATTGTCAACCCAATAAACCCGAACCAATGCAGTAGGGTGATTATATCCGAAGTCTAATCCGTAAACGTAGTTAACGAACTTTGAAGGTCTATGATTCAAGAAATGCCAGTTCGAGTAAATATTAGATTTGCTAATCGCTTTTTCACCAAGTGCATAAATTTGATAAAGTGATTCATCGGTTCGTTTTAAATCTTCGATTTGTTTTTTAATGCTTTCAGGTAAAAACGGATTGTCTTTGTAAGTAGATTTAATTAACGTGCTTTCGTCTTTTGGTAACTCATATAACCAACTTGAACTTTCAGACGGGTTATAATCAAATATCAATTTAAACTCAGTACGCATATTCAATTGCGTAAAGTCATCGTAATAAAGTTCATTCGCTTCATTACACCAAGCGACATCCCTTTTACGTCCACGAATCTTTTGTTCGTCATCTACAGAAAAGAATTCAACTATCGAACCATTTTCAAACGTGTAGATATGTTCTGACTTGTTATGGCGTTCCTGTGAATAGATTTCTAAGTCTTTGAGTATTTCGAAGAAGTCACGCATTACCGTAGCACGTAACGCAGGAAAAGTTTTTCTAATTATCGAAACTACCTTGTTCGGGTTTTGTAAACTATAAACGATTAGTAATTGGCAAAGCGAATAAGTCTTACTTGAACGTGAACCACCTTCATTAATGACAAAACGCACTCCATTATTTTGAAGCGCGTTAAAGTTCTTTTCAAAGATAATTGTACTATTTAACTCCATTTGCACACATTTTTCACGTTTTGGTTATACTTACCCTATATAGTGCTTTATAATTAGTTTACATTTGTGTCACTTGGTTTTATAATATTAACCTTGATTTCATTGATTCCTTTACCATCGGTTGTAATGTCAGTCTTTTCAGTAAGGTTGTTTAAACGCTGCGTGATTGAAGGATTGTATTGTCCAACCATACCACCTTCGATTTGGTCTGCGCGTATTTCTTTCTTTATTATAGAGCAGATACCGCAATATTCCCCATACGAATCATTACTATTTCTAAAATAATGTTCAATTGTAAACCCTTTTTGAAATCCAAATATTTCGAAACCATCCATTGTTAATGGAACTCTTAATGTTTCTTTAGCTATCTTACCACTTTGTAGTGCTTTATCAATTGTTCTTGGATTCGTCTTTAGGTATTCTTTATATTCTTCAAATAGTGAATATAGCTTTTCGGGTGTTTCTATTAGTTTAGGTTTCATTCGTGTTTTAGTTAGAATTATATTGATAGGTTTTAAAATCTTCTTTTGTTACTGCGTGTATTTCTAAAGAATAAATCTTGTAGTCTATAAATATACAATAGTTTATTTCAGCTACTTTCATTATTAATCTAAGTGTATTCCATTCGCGTTTATGTTTGGATGGATTCATAAATACGATATAGTAATCACTCGTTAGCACAATGCTCATTCAGATTTCTTTCTTCGTCTTTTTGGCTTTTCTTCAACACTTTCTATTTCGGAAATAGTTTCTTCTTGTTCAATACCCGTGTAATTGATTGGTTCGGGTTCAAACAAGTAACCTAATCCGATTGATTGATAGTAACTAAATCTTTTTGGGTCTAACTTATTTACTTCAATTCGTTTTTGTCCTAATACACTATCGTATTTTACTATCACTTTTCCTTTAAATTCGTCTTTAATTTTCATTTTCAAGTTTTATTCGTTTTAAATCTTCTTTTATTTCTCTTATCCAGTAATGTGCAGTTACATACGGAAGGTTAAAATATTTGCCCATTGCCCGTGCCGTAGTGTAACCTTTATCGTAATATGCTTCAAATATAATTAACTTAATCCTGTCTTCAATCGTGTTTCTGTAAATCTCAATACAAGATTTATATAACTGATATTTTCGTTCCTGCTCTATCTTATATATTAAATCGCTATCATCGTTTGTTTCGTTGTTCGTGTATTCGATAGCCGTGATTGATTCGTCTTTGTTAGATTGCGAAGTATTCCAAAGAATTTGTTTTTTGATAGTGTTTAGTAGATAACTTTTGACTTCGTTTTCCGTTTTTAAGTCGGGGTTTAATTCTACTAAGTAAACATAACTATTATTGATTACTACATCTGCCGTAATAGTGCTATTCATTCGCACCAAAAAATAGTTAGTGTATTTTCGAATCTCGGAATAGTTCGTGTTTACGTATTTGTCAAGAATTGCTTTCAAACCATTGCATAAAATCCTTGAACCATACACGCCTACGGACGTTTGAACAAAAACATTCATTTTCCTTTTTACCCGTTTTAAGTTCTTTAATCTTTTTTAACTTATTCAAACTAACTTTTGAATATTTAACAACGTCTTGTGAAGCGTTTATTTCATTTACTACTTCGTGTTCAGCTTGTTCAAACATATATCTAAAATAAAAGCAATTAACGCACCTAAACAAGCTAATTTAAAGCTACCTGTGTAAATTAAAGTTGTCCAAAAACTCCAACATTTCCAACACCCTAAAGAAGAATGAATGTAATTAGATAAATGACTTACTTTAATTTGATTAAATATATAATCAAAAAGCAGCTGCAAGGGTTCGAAGTTAACAAACCACCAAGCAACTGCCACAATCAGTATTAAACTCATAGTCTTAATTTTCGACTAAGTTATTTAATTTTTTTCTATAATTAATTAAACGCCCTAATCCACGTGCGCAAATATCTAATCTATAAACGTATTTTTCTGCTAATTCGTGCAACATTCCTTTCTTTAACTTCATTATGAAATCAGAATGTAATCTCATTCGTGTTTCCATACCTTCAATCATATCGTTAACTTCGTCTATGCGTTCTTTGATTAGTTCGGGGTCTAATTCTTCCCCCGTTCCAGTACACGACATACACTCGTAGTCAACTATATCTTGTAAATACGGAATATCTGTATCGTTGTGGTCTATTGTTATTTTACCCCAACCTAAACACTCGCTGCAATCTCTTGATAAATCTTTCATAATTTCTAATTTTTAATTGTTTAACGTCTACAAATATATTAATTAATATAACACTAACAAAAAAAAGACGGAATTTTTTACGTTCCGCCTTAATATTTATTTACTGAAGAACTCACCTAACTTTTCAATCGTTTTACTCGATAGGCTTTTGCCATTCATAAACTTATGAAGATTTGGTTGTCTTACTGCTACTAACTTAGAAAAAGCGTTTAAACTTAATTCGTGTTTTTGTATGTAATTAGAAACCATTAACCTCGTTAGTTCATTTGCTTTGCTTAAAACTTTTGCTTCTTGCTTCATAGACTACCTAAAAAATCGTCAAAATCTTTATTACCGTAGTTAGGTTTTCCACTTTGCGTTTGTTCTTGCACTGGTTTAAAACTTAAACTTAGAAACTTTCCAGTTTTACCTTCCTTAACCCAACTTGAAACATAATATTCAGTTCCGTTAATTGTAGCTTTGCCATTGTAATGCGGGTGCGTTTCCTTTTCTCGCTTGTTGTTAGTGAATAACACTCCTGAATTGTCTTTCTTTTCCATTTACTTAATATATTTTATTGGATTTATAACTTGAAGCCATTGTTTTAAGACTTCGATTTTACTTCTTACGCTTGTTTTACTCATCTTTTTTCTATATAAAGGTTCTTAAATCTTTCTTGACTGCAACAAAATTCTGATATAGTGTTTTTGTCGTGTTGCCTAATTACTTCGTACCAAAGTTTATTTCGTTGTAACGCTTTGATTTGTACTAATTGGTCTTCTCTTGTTACGTTAATGTAATATGCCATTTCTTTTAGTTCTTTCATCTTATTCTGATTTAAAGGTTTCGTTGTAGTATTGTTCAAATCCATATTGACTATTATAAGCATCGGCTAAATAAGATTTTCTTATCTGCTCCTTTTCCATTGCTTTGGCTTGTTCAAATACACCTTTAGGTAATGTAATATGCATTTCTTCAGTTTCTTTGTTAATTGAAGCGGCTAATATTTGAGATATTAACCATTCTACTGCTGTTTGTTTCATAAGTTTTCTATTAAATTATTATAATACTCTCTGCATTCTTCTACTCGTTGTTTAATCTTTTCGATTATTTCTTCGTCTTTTGCTATTTTAAAGACTTTTACGCGCTTTTCTTTTGGTATGTGGTCAAAGTTATGCTTCTTCTGCACAAAGTCTCTTACATCTAAACTTTCATCTATTAAGTTTTGTTTCCAATGTTCACGCCTAACTTCGTCTTCTACTATCTGAAAAGGTGTATTTACAAGGCAATAACAAAGTAATGCTTCGTCTTTTCCTGTTAACCACATATATCCCTGAAGTTGATAGTAATAATCTTTATTTGGACACTCTGTTTCAAAAAACGGAAACGTTGTAGCATCCCAACTGCATTTTACATCTAAAAGAACTTCGTTCGTGTTTACGTCTGGCGTTCCTGTTAAATAATCGTTGGTTAAATTCTCTTCATTCTTGTAAATAAAGCCTAAGTTCAACACATCGTTAACCAATTCGATTCCTTCGTCCTCAACCTCGTTACCTTTGTCCGTGTACCTGCTCCAAAACTCTTTACGAATTCCGTATTTATGTTCGATTGCAAGTTCTTGAATGTAGGTTTTTGTGGTTTTCGATAAAACCTCCCCTTTTGTTTTAGGGGAAGTCATTAATTTTCCTATTTGTGAGCAACGTATTTTCATTCTATTCTGATTTAAAGGTTTCATTGTAGTATTGTTCTCCACCATCCCCAGCTTCATTACTCCAATCTGATTCGTTTCCCTCATTAAAAGCATTAATTATGTGTTCCTGTTCCATTTTTTCAGCTTGTTCAATAGTTCTTGTAACTAATATTGTATCAAGACTTATTTCAAGTGACATATAATATTTTATTGTTTCAACCAAATATTTTACTCCTGTCTGTTTCATAATTTAAAATTTTTTAATTTGGGTTATTAGGTTCTATTTGCAAAGTTCCTTCATCATTAATTACTAACCAATAAGGAAAACCACCTAAATCTAATGATGGGATTTTTTTAGCTGAATATTCATAATCACAACCTTTAAACCTATATTTTCTTAAATTAATTAACCCATTTAAAACATCCTCTTCTTGCGAAGGGTTCCAAATTTTAATAGCTTGGCTTTCAAATGAAGATACAATGTCTTTAGGAATAAAAAATTCTGTAAAACTTTTAACAGATAATTCAGCATCTTTAATAGCTCTTTCTATACTTGCTCCGTTCATTGATTTCAATAAAACATTACAGTATAATTCTTTTATAATTTCTTCATTTGTTTTCATATAAGTAACAATGCTTTTTGTTGAACTTCATTTAATTCGAACTTCGCTTGTAGCTCTTCGGCTGTAAATTCACCGTTACGGATAGCTTCTACTGCTTTTAAAAATCGTTCACCTTGTATTGTAGGCTTTTTTGCTTCCGTGTTTTTAGATTCTTCCTTTTTGTTATCTTTTGAATCAGGATCGCTTTCTGTTTCATCAATTAAAAATAAACCATTTAAAGCGTATTTACGAGCGTAACTTGAAGCAGTACCCGTGCATTGTTCGCTTGACATTCCTTTGTGTTCACCAAGCTCTGCCCATCCTAAAACTTCTGCTATGCCGTCATCGGTTTTTAAAGTTGCTGTTGCTTTTAAAAATAGCTTGTTACCTACTTGTTCAATACTATCACTAAGGATTAATGTTGCTCCGTGTTTTACTAAGATAGGTTTTGCCGATTCTAAAATTTGTTCAGCACTACGATACTTGTAATTACCAAACTTGTTTAAACTTCCTTTTGGACATTTTAATTCTGCCTGAATTTCTAATAACTTTTTCATAATATAAATTTTAATTGTTTGACAAATATAACTATTCTTTTTAATATAACAATGAAATCAAAAAAATTATAAAAATTTTCTTAATCCAGCAGCACATCGTTCTATGCTGTTTGCTCGTTCCTGAAGGCTTTGTATTTGCTCTTGGATAGTTTCCTTGCAATCGCTTGTAAAATATCCGTTAGACGTAGCTATTAAAGGAATGATTCCATTTGTACGTATATAGTTAACCATTTTACGTAAACGCGGACCATTCATTTTAGTTTTATAACCTTTCGTGTTTAGGTATTCGTTCATTCGGGTTACTATTAACTCCGACTTTATTGGGTTTTCCTTTTTGTAGTTTCGGAATCCGTGAACCACTACAGGTAAAATCTCTATTTCTTCGCTTGTAAGTTCGTGTGTGAACTCCTCAAAATTAGTTACGCTCATTCTATTCTAATTTAAAGGTTAAACAATGTCATGTTTTAAATTACAATCAACACAAATAAAAAACTCTTTATCAGTTTTGCTGCTTTCAAGTTTTCCAATGCAATATCCATTATCAATTATTTTTCTTTTGTTGCACCAATCACATTTTTTAGTTTTACTTATTTTATTTGTATAAAATTTTTCTAAATATTCTTTAGAAACCTTTTGTTCATTAAAAGTAAGACCGTTAAAATCAGAAAACTTTTTAGCAAAATCAATTACCATATCCTTCTCCATTTCTTTGGCTTGTTCAATTTCTTCATCTGTTACAACTTGTGCAAACCCTTGTTTGTTTAACCGACTAATCAACCATTCTACTGCTGTTTTCATAATTTAAGTTTTAATTGTTTTACAAATATAGTTATTCTTTTTAATATAATTCTAATTGTTTAATCTTTTTTTTATAGATGTTAATTATTTCCTTTAACTCTTCCTTTGTAAACTTCCGTGTTTTATGACCTTCCGCTTCTAAAAGTGTTAATTGTTCTTCTCCTATCTTGTTAATTAATCCTTTGCGATATTCAATTAAATTACCTGAAAGATACGTGTTACAATGTTCGCACTGAAGATGAACATTTAATTCATTAAAACGAACGTTCCAATGGTTGTTAGCGTTGAAGTAGTGACCTGCGTTTTCTTTTAATGGTTTCTTTTGGCAACTTATACAAACTTGACCTTTATCTCTTAATCTGATATACTTATTAAAAATAATTTGAGTAGCTTTTATTAGTTCCTGTATAGTCTCAAGATCGTTTTTCATTTTAGCTTTCGTCTTTTTCCAAGTCTTTGCCTTTTCGGATTCTACCCAAACACGAACACACTCATCTTTTAAGCAGTATTTTTGAAGGAATTTAATAGGCTCAAATTTCTCTTTACAATGTTTACACTTCATGTTTCAGTATTTTTATCATAATCAATCCAATTAATATCTTTTAAATCTTGCAATGCTGTAATTTTTCCTTCACTATCAAAATGAAAAAAACCAAATTTTACTCCTTTCAATAAATCTTGTTCTTTTTTTTTCATTGCTTTCATTAACTTATCTGTAAACTTTATTTTTTTCTTTTTCATAATTCATAATTTTTGGTTGTTAATTGTGTTTGTAAATCTTTATTTTTAAATTTTTCCTCTTGAAGTAATCTTTCAAGTCTAAAGTTTTGCTGTAAAGCTGCCCTATACTCTTTCTCCATCGTCGCATAAACTAAACTAATTTCTTGAAGGTCTGATAACGTTCTTTCCATTGAATCGATTATGTCTTTTCGATTAGGGTGGTTCGTCTTTATCTCTTCTAAACTTATTTTAACTTTTAAGAAAGTAGTTTGTATTCCTACTTTGGCTGATATAATATTCAATTCGTCCATTTATTCGTGTTTTTGCTTGTTATAATAATCAAAAAGGGTTTTGCTTTAACTTTTCAGAAAACGAAATTAATTCTTTTCCGTTAACAATGTCAGGTTCAATTAAAGGAAGTTGTTTAGGTTTTATTGGTTCGTGTTTTCGTAATGGGTCAACTGAATTAATCTTGAACCCTAAGCCGTTGTTAAATTCACAAAGTACAGGTTCATCCAACCTTGTATGCATTCCGCCCGTGTCCATGTCTTTAATTTTTTCTACATTAACCATAGTGTAATATTTCATTGTTTCGTGTTTTATTAAACGATGAATAACAAACATATCGTCACATCTATTTAGAAATGCTTTTCCACCTTCAACGTGGTCTTTTAATGGCGGCTTCAGATGACCTTTCCACATATGATTTTCAGCGTATAAATTACCACTCCTTCCACTTTCAGAATTCGGATGCGTGTTTATGTAAATTGTAATTCCTGTTTGGTTTACAAATTGCCGTGCTTCATTTAAGAAATTGTAGTTACCTTCAAAAGTCATCGACCTATCTAAACCTGTAAACGGGTCAATTAATGCAGCATCGCATTCGCTTTCCTTAAATAGCTTCAAAAGTTCGGTAGGTTTGTAAAGTTTATCATTCGGGATAAAATCAAAATACTGCTCTAAATATGTAGCCGTGCTTAATATCTTTGAATCTTCAATTTCAGTAAACTTTTGCCCTAAATACATTTGAATCATATCACGCAGGATTTGACCTTTTTGGTTTTCACCGCTCCAAATACAAAATCGTAGTTCGTGTTTTACTGCTAAAGTCAAAAAATACCAATTTATCCAATATGTTTTCCCGACATTATCGTGACCGAGAATTATGTTTAACTGCTTACGTTTAAATCTAAGGTGATTATCTAAGTCACATCCTATAGAATAACCTTTCTTAATCTTTCCGTGTTTATAATCGAGCAGGTATTGTATTGAATCTCCTTTCATAATCCTAATTGTTTGTTAACGTATTCTACTAATGGGTCAATAACTTGTTTTTCGTATTGTTTAGGATTTCTACTATACCAAGTTGATAATCTTTGTTTGATACCAAAAGTTTTTTCCTTTTCAAATCTAAGTTTTTTATCATTTTCTCCGTGTTCACTCCAGTAATTAAAAAAGTCACGTAACATTTGTTTTGGATATTCTTCAACATATTCAGTAAGTGAATCGTAAAACTTGATTTTACGTTCTTCTATTGTTATTTGTTTATTTGTTTCTTGTTTATTTATACTACTATTGCTTTCACGTTGCTTTGTTCCGTGCTTTATCATTGCTTTATCAAGTGCTTTATCAGGTGCTTTATCAAAATTTGATAGGGCAACTATATTACTTGAATACTGATTTTTACTTTTTTCAATCAAGTTTATAAACCCAAACTCCACTAAATCATTCAGCGTATTTATATAAGTGTTATAACTTCTTATTCCAATAGCTTCTTTTGCCATCGTTGTAGGAAGTCCGAATTTTTCCTTCCAACCTAATCGATTACAATGTTCAATTATAAAAAAATAAAGTGCCGTGTGATTTGGATTGATTCGTTCAGGATTCTCAAAACTCCAATCAAACCATTTCCTACTTAATTCATAACTATTCATTGTTAAATTTTAAAAAATTCATTAACTCTATAACATCTTCAGGTTCTAAAACGTAATATGTAGTAGCGTGACCATTTAAAATTGAAACGCCTATTGCATTTCCATCTAAATAAACAAATTCAATTTCCCCATTTTCATTTTCTCCTTTCAAACAATTTCTCATATCTTAAAATTTTAATAAATAAAAAAAACCCTCGCTTTATCCGTAGCCTTCGACCTCTACTTCAAAAACAAGGGTAATAATACCTTAGCACTTATAATGTCGAAGGAGTGCGTTTACAAATATACAAACTATTTTTTAATCTGATTCGAAATTCTTATAATAATTTCTTTCAATATCAATTCGTCTTTTCCACTTCTTAATCTTTCGAAAGTTTACTTTATCAGTTCCGTTGTATAACTTTCTTTTCTTATCAGGAATATGAAATACAACTTTTGAAGGTGTCCAATCACTCAAAAACATTTTGCGTAGTATTTTAATAACGCTCATAACTTTTCGTATTCTTGAATTACTAATTCTATTGCTTCGCTTATTAACTTAGGGTCTAACATATCCGAGTCATCACCTAAACGCCAATTATTATATTGCTTTAAAATTTCAATAGCTTCTTTTAAACTCACAATTTTTCTATTTCGTTGACTACTTCCTTCCAGTGCTTTATTCTAACTATGTCTAATGTTTCCATTATTAACATATGGCATAGATAAATAGCGCAGTGTTTTGCTTTTTCGTATTCTTTAACTCCTAACTTAAAACAAAAATGTTGAACTAAGTTTATCGCTTCATTTTTTGGTGTCATATATTTGATTTAATAATGATTGAATCTTTATTTACTACATAATTACGCTTTGTTTTGTACTCCTGCATAAACTGAAGATAACGTTTAGCACCGTGACAATCGTGTACATCGCTTTCAAAATACTCCTTACCTTGCATTAATTCAAGTTTTAATCTTTCAATCATTGAATCTAACGTTTTAAAATCCGTATATTCAAAAGTTGCAGTTACTTGCTTTGCTTTCATATCGTGTTTAGGTTTTTATCAGTTTCACTCCAACGTAAAGTTCGTGCTTTAGCGTGACAAACTCGCATATAATGTTCGATATTCATCCTGCCTAAGTTTTTTTCTTTTTGGTCTAACCAATAATCAATAATTTCAACTAAAGTCGGTTTTGCTTTTTTAGACGTTCTCATCGCATTAAAATTAAAGTTAATAGAAACCCACCAATAGCAGATAGAACTAACGGAAAAAAGCCTAAAAAGCACATTAAAATGTCTTTATCTTCTTCGTTGCGTGGTGTAACTTGGTCTAATAAGTCAAAAAAGTAATTTTTCATAGTATAAAAGTTAATTGTTAATGTGCGTTTACGAGTCGCACCCCTCGTTTTTATTATTTTACTATAATTGATTGTCTTGTGCTAAATTTTAAAGTTAAACCACATTCTGTTGTTACCATTATACTATTCAATCCTGAAAATAGTTGTTGATTGTTACTAACGCTTAAAACTTTTATTATTGGCGAATCTTTTTTTATTGAACCACAAAGAACAGATTTCTCATTTTTAGAATTTAATTGATAACCTGTGTATTGTATTATCATCCCTACTTCAATGTTTTTTGCTGTTGTTTTCATAATTGTTTTTCTTAATTGTTTCAACAAAGATATTTATTCTTTTTAATATAACAACTATTTTATGAATTATTTTTAAAAATATTTTTTCTAAAACTAAAAAACCCCTACCGAAGTAAGGGTTTCTCGTTAACAATTAACTACTATTATGAAGAAATCAGGTACAAATATACTATTTTAATCGTTTCGAAATGTATCTACCTAAAACTTTTCCTACAAAATTCAATAACGGCTTTTGAGCATCGACTTTCACCTCGACTTTGTCATCCGTTTTTGTGACTTCGATGTCTAAGTTCTTAGTATCTAATTTCACTTCGCTAATTGTTTCATCTCTTTTAATCTCTAATGATGCATCATTCACTTGGATTTCTACTTCTACATTCTTTTTTTTCTTTGCCATTTTATTGTTCGTTTGTTGTTATTACTCCTTTTGCTTCTAAATGAACTTTTCGAACGTTAGCAGGTTGTGCTACCTTCCACGCAGTTCTACGTGCTTTAAATAATCTATTCTTTGCTATTCTTGAAACACTAACCGAATTACCTTGATTGCCACCTAAAACGTGAAAATGTGTCACGTCTTCGCCTACATAAATTCCAACGTGTCCTCCTCCGTTTCTTCTAAACGTAAGAATATCACCTAACATAGGTTCTGTTACAGGATTACCCCAATTAGACCAAGATAACGCCCATAATGGTTTATCTATTACGTCTAACCCTGCCATCTTTGCACAATAAGCAATAAACAAACCACACCAAGCAATCTCGTCTGAATTGTAAACACTTGCTAATTTTAGTTCACGCGCCCAACCTAAAATAATTGGATTGTGTTCTTTACCTACAATCTCTTTAACCCCAAGTTGTTTAATCGCTTGAACTAAAATACGGGGTGCTTTTTCTTCTTTTAACCAATCGTAACTCATTCTTCGATTAATTCATCTTTTGGTACAATAGCAAAATAATTAGTGTCATTAAATTCTCTTGTAGCCGTGTTATTAGTCTTACCATAACAATCATATAAACGATGTTTTAAATCTTGTACATCTGAATGCGTGTACCATAGCCACATTGCAAGAACTCCCGTTGCACCTTGTTTTTTAATTACTTCTAAAATTTGGTTTAAATTAATCATTTTATCTCGGTCTTGTTTTTTGTACTATTCTTTCTATCCAACTTCCGTTCAATGGTTGTGTACCGCCTAAAGCAAGTGAAATTTGTTGATATAAATCACCTTCCGTATTTCTTACTTGAAGTTTAATAGCAATGTCTAATAAAATATTATTGCTTTTTATATCCGCGTTATATGCTTTAGCAATTGATTGAATCCAAGAACCATTAATTGTTTCTGTTTCCCCAAGATTATTTGCCCATTGTTCTATTAAACTCATAAGATAAGTATTTGATTATTATATCCGTTTCCGTGTTCATAGTTACAAGTTCCGTGACAACATCCAGTACAACCAATACAATCAATCATAGGGCGTAAATCCGTGTCACGATTTTCTTCAGAAATAAATTCAGGAAAAAGATTCTTGTTTTTGATTAACCATTTAATTAATCGTTGTTCAAAGAATGAAGCCTTTTGTGCGTAGTGTTCCATTCCAAAAGCTACTTCACGTTGACTTACCGAACTTGAAAAATCACCGCTTTGAGTTTGAAGACCTTTGTTTTTAAGTTGATATGTTAAACCAAAAACCGCATCTTCAGCAGAACGCCACGCCACGATAGGTTGAATAAACTTAATTAACGTTTCTTCGTCATTCGTAGCCGTTTGTTGGTTATAAACATCGAGCATATAATTAAAGAAATAAGTTCCTAAAATTGGCATAACCCTAAGTTGTGCTTGTGTTGCTATATATGGAGTAACATCCGTAACGTCTACATTTGCCGTTATAGGTGTATTCGTCTTTAGGTAGTTTTCAGTTATAAAATAAAGCATTATGCAGGAGTTTCAGTTTTTGGAATAGGTACAACGTCACCACCTTCAATCGGTGGCAATGCTGCTAAAGCACGGATTTCGTTAGGAGTCATCGAACTAAGAACTTTCGTAGCTACTAAAGGTGACATCGCATTTAGTGAATCACTTGTTTTACTTGCGCTTTCTTCAACTTCAACGATTGTTTCGTTAATAATTTGAAAGTTATTAATAACTAACTCACCTTTTACTTTAGCGATATGCAATAACTCGTTAAATATATCTTGAACGATTTCACGTAATGGTTTTACTACGTTCTTTTCAAATATAACATATGCTTGTTTAATATCACTACCCGAACCTAAAGCACCCGTAGTACGAACACCCATTAATATAGGGTCTATTGTATGAGCAAAACATATTTGTTCGGTATTTAACGCTGACGCTTCTTGAAATAACTTATCGTTTGAATTCGTAGGTAAACTTTCAATCTTTGGCATTTGCTCTGCTGAATTAGCAAAGAATGCAACTGCTTTTCCTGCGTTTTCCGCGCCTTTTAACTTGTCAATGGTTCTTCGTAGCACGTTCTTTTCTTCTTCGCTTTGCGGTCTTTTAGGGAACATCATAGCAAAAGAAGGAAAAACAGCGTTCTGAATGTTTGATTTCGCTAAATAACTAAGTTCACCACTTAAAAAAGCAAAGTTTAACGCACTTGAATACTGCGGTAATGGGTAGTAATCTTGACCGATGCAAGGTAATTCGTAAATATATAGCTGTTCGTACTCGTTACTTAATGGGTGATATGGTTTTATTTCAAAAACATCTATTCTTGATGCCCAATCTTCGCATATAAAGTACGTTTTCCCGTCTTTAGAACGTCTTAATTTTTCGGGTGAAAGGTTTTCTACTTTGGTAAGTTTTCCACGCTCTGAAAAGCATAATTTAAAGTATACCCGATTATGGATTACTAACTGCTTTGTAACTATCGCAGCTACCTTTTTTAGTTTTATCTTCTTTTCGAATGCGTAAAGTTCTAATTTTTCTTCGTTTGTTAGCTTTTCAGTTTGAATTGTAAAACCACCACCGATTACTGCATTAACTTTATAGTCTACTATTGCCCCGTGTAACGGACTTGAATAGTACATTTGGTTTAAAGTTTCAGGATAAAGATTTTCAACTCCAAATGGCACGTATCCCGCGACTTGATATCGCCCGTTTACATAAGGTAGCGAAAGATTTCCACCGCCAATTTTAGCAAAAGGTGTACTAAAACTTTGATAGCCTTCAACGACTTCAATATTTTGTTTTTCACTTTGTTTAAATATATCGTACCACGCCATAATTAATCGTATATTGAATTTACAATAGCACCCGAAACAACCATTCTACCTTCTTCGATAACATCACCTGTAGTATCTTCTATTTCAGTTGGTGCAGTGATTGATTCATAAACATAATATGAATATTGACCTTTTACTAATTCTACGTCTACTGGTTCATCTAACAAGAATTGATTGTATCTTTCAGGATAAGCAGAAATATCAGTAGTAGTAAATAAAATAGGGTCGCTTTCTGGATTCATTTCATTTTGAAACACGAATAAATAAAAAGGATTCGTTAACGTACTAACTTCGCTTAACGTCAACACAATATTATTTACTTCGTCTTTATTTATGTATATCACAACTATATTAATTTAGTTCGTCTTTTTGTTTAAAAAAAAAAGCACCCCGAAGGATGCTAATTTTCTATGGAGATATGCAGAATTAAATTACTGATTGAACCGCACTTTCCAAAACCTCATATGACAAAAACTCGTTTTCCGCAGTTAAAATAATTTGGTATTTACTACCATCCGCACGAGCCGTTCCCGAACCTTCAGAAGAACCTGTTAATTGCAAATAAGGGAAGTACCAATACTTACCGTTAGCATCTTGAATGATTGCATTCAAGTATTGCTGACCTGCTCCAAGAACTTTAATAGCTTGTGACTTAGATTGGTCACGTCTATGGAACATTAAAGTAATTGTTTGAGTGTAGTAAGAAGAACCATTAACAAGGTCAATAGCTGCTTCTTCAGTATAAGAACCCGTATTGCGACGGATTTCAAATTCTGTATATACGTTTAAAGGGTCATTCAAGGCGATTGAATCAATTGTCCAAGTTAACGTAGAATCAAGACCAATGCTCGATATGTTATCTTGTTGATTAATCCATACCTTGTAAATCCCACCGCTGTTGTTATCACAACTTTTTACAATGGATTCCAGTGCTTCACACGACATAAGATATATATTTTTTTTAGTTATTTAAATAGGGGGTTTTTACACCCCCGTTATTATTTATTTTGATTAGTCAAAACAAGCTGCCCAAACTGAAATTTGCTCGGGGTTTGTATGATAAAAACCTGCTTTAACATTTGCACGTGTACGGATATATGGTTCTGCAACCGTATCAGTTAAGTTAACCGCTTTTAACGCTTTAGAATCACCTTCAGCATCGAATGCATAAACTAAATCATCTTTCAAAGAAGCAACGATTGTGTTATCAGGCATACCTTCGCAAACGATTACTTTAATTCCTAAGTAAGTCATTCCTAATGGAGCAGTAACATAAGTTAATGTGTTACCTGAAGCAGCAGCAAGTTCGTAAGCAGCAGCAACATTAGCAGAAACACGGATTCTTAAATCAGCTTTCTTGAATCTAACTGAAGCAGGTAAACCACCAACAACTGAATTCAATGTAGTAAGAACGTTACCGCTGTTCACAGCACCACCATTTGAATAAGCTAAATTAGCACCATCAGAACAAAGTTTAACTAAATGACCATCACACAAAGCTAAAAGCGGGTTTTCGCTTGTTGTGTCACCTTGCCATCTAATCAATTCGATATCTTCTTCGAT